CCTCTATCTCCCGGAGCTTCCTGAGTCGCTTCTCCGAGAGCTCGAGCTGCCTCCGCAGTTGCGCCTCCTCCCGGTCTGCCTCGAGGTCATACCGCTTCGTCGTCATCGCCATACGGCGGACCTCGATCTCCTCCCTCTGATCCAGCAGTCTCAGCTCATGCTCTCTCGTCCTCAGCTCCCTCTCCCGCTGTCTCGCCGCCTCCACCTCTCCGACAGTCCCTGCGAGCTGCACCTCGTCGGCGGCACTCTCCTGAGCCCGCTTGATGAGCCGGTCGTAGTAAGCGTCCACCTCACCGAGGCGCTGCTCGAGGTCGGAGCGGAAGCGTGCGGATGCTCCCTCCTCCACCTCCCGGATCACGCTGTCAGACGCCCTCGAGATCTCCTCCCTCCGGCGCCTGTAGTCCGCCTCCTCTGCCTCGGAGACTGCCCTGAGGCGAGCCTTCTGCGGGGTGGCGTCGATGTGGTGCTGACTCTCGAGCATCTCTATCTCCCGGAGCTGGTCGGTGATCTTCGCCTTACGCTCCCGGTGCTCCTCGTCGAGCCGACGGAGCTTCTGCGCCCGTCCCTCCTCCATGGCGGCTATCTGCATGGCGGTGACGGAGCGCTCTGCGTCTGCGCCCAGCTTGGCGATCCGCTTGAGAGCCGCCAGTCGGGCCCGCTCGTCGGGGGGATCCTTCTTAGGTTTATCCTCCGACGACGTGTTGATGCCGGCATCCTTGAGGAGCTGATCCGCCTTGGCGGTGTAGTCGAGGTACTGCCGGACCCTATCCTCCGCCTTCTTCATCGCCTCGTCCGCCTCCCTCCTCATCTTCTCCGCATTGAGGCGGGCGTAGTCCCGGGCGCTCGTAGGACCTCCCACGGTGCCATACCCCGCATCAAAGCTGGCTAAGAACCCTCCTACTTTATCCCAAATATTTGGGTTCGCCTCCCTTGCATCTGCCTCGTCCATCTGGCGGAGCGCCTCCTTGTACTGCTCCACGGCGAGGTCAAAGGAGGCGACCGCCTTGGCTCGATCGAGGAGCGACTGTCGGAAGGCGTCTGCATTGGTGATGAAGATATTGTCCGCCTCGGTGGCGGTCCCTATGGAGACCCCGAGGGCATCGAAGTCCTTCTTGTGCTCCTTGACGAAGCGGGACCTCTTCTCCTCGTCCCCCTCGAGGGCGGCATACTCTCTCCGGAGAGCCTCGTAGCGGGCTATGCTCTCCCCCGCACCGTCTGCCACCGCCCGAGACCACGCCTTGGATGCCTCGGCCGCCTCGCGCTGCCTCGAGACATAGCGGTCTATCGCCGTGGCGACGGCAGTGATCGCCACCGAGAGGCCGAGCGTCAGGGTGGCGGTGAGTGCCTTGGCGGCACCATTGGAGATGTGAAGGGTGGCGGCGAGGAACTGCTGCGCCCTGCCGAAGACGCGGGTCACGGAGGCGAGTGTCTGCACCCTGAAGGCGGAGGTCGCCGACAGGGACTGCTGGAGCTGCTGCATGCCGATGGTGATCGCCATGAGCGACTGCACCTTGGTCTGGATGCGGGCGTATCGCTCACTCTCGCCGGAGATCGCCCCGTAGGCTCCTGCGGTCGCCGTCACCGCTCCCATCAGTCCCTGAAGGGCGCCTATCATACCGGTAAGCGACTGCGCCCCCTGAGTCATCAGGCGCTGCTCCCGAGTGACCGTCTGATAGGCGTCATTGAGCGTGGAGAGCTCCCGTCGTGCCTCTCGGTAGGCCTCGGTCTCCTGCTCCCCGGCGTTGACCATCTGAGCCATGGCGTCCTTGACCTGGAAGATCTTGGAGCGGAGGGACTCCTTGGCCTGTGTGGTCATCCTCAGCTCGCTCTGTAGATGCTTGAGCCCCTCCGTCTCGTCGATGAGCTCCGCCTTGAGGGACTTGAGGTGCTTGCCGAGTGTCGCCTGTGCCTGCGGGCTCGACTCCACCTCTAGCTCGATAGACTTGATCTCCTTCTGCAGCTTGGCGAGGTACTGCCGCTGCAGCTCAACCGAGCGGCGCAGCTCCTCCGTGGCGCCCTTGGAGGCGTCCCCGATGGACGACACCCCCGAGGAGATGCGGGCAGACTCCTCGGCGGCGTTGCCCCTGATATTGATGTCCAGCTCTACCGGCTCCATGGCTTAGAAGTGATTTTCGCGCTTGGGGTTGCTGCGGTAGAGGTCCTCTCCCGGGCCGTCGGGGAGACCGTCGCCGTCCTCGTCGAGGATCGGGAGCGTGGGCGAGACGTCTCCCCGCTGCACCGCCCGGAGCCAGTCGATGGCGCGCTCGTAGCGGAAGCGACGGAAGTCGAGGTCCGCCCCGGCATTGCAGAGGGTGATGAAGTGCCAGACGGCGATGTCCTTCACGTAGATAAGCAGGAGCGGGTGGCGGGCGGCTCCCACCGCCCCGAAGATCGCCTCCCGGTCATATCGGGAGAGGTAGCCTCGTGCTTCCTCCTCCGCCCCGTCGATAGCGGAGAGGAGGATCGTCTCATCGTCGCCTTGGATCAGGCGGACACTTGCCTCATAGAGGTGGGTCTTGAGTTCTTCCGGAGTGATAAACATGGGTGGTGCTAAAATCGCTTGCTGTTATGGCGGTGGCCGCCGAATATGATACTGTCGGGCTGCAGCTCACTGAGCTTACGGCCGGTCTGCCAGACGGCTCCCTCGATGCAGTCCGGTCCGTCGGCCGGCGCGGGGAGCTTGGGGGCAAAGAGGAGAAACTGATCCTCCAGGCGCTGCATCTGAGGGTTGCCCCTCTCGGCGCTATTGAAGACCAGCCGTCCCTGCCTTGCGAGGGGCTCGAGGGCGCCCTCGATGCGGGTGTACTTATCCATCTTGGCGCGGGCATCCGGGGCGATGGGGATCATCCCCCGCCGTGTGCCCTCGGCGACAAAGAGCGGGAGGAGGACCTGCTCATAGATCGGATCCTGGAGGGAGTTATTCTCCACGAGGTAGTAGACCGGGCATTGGTCGTGGACATAGTCTCGGATGTCGTGGTACCAGGAGACGAAGCGGGCGTTGGTCTCATGGTCGAGGTAGCCGGTGTAGATGTAGTACTTCCCCTCGTGATAGCCGACGAGGAAGACCGCCTTGTAGCTCGACTGTCGGCTCCTCGAGTTGGAGGGCGACGGGTCGCCGTAGCAGACGGCAAAGGGGAGCTCCCGGAGGGGTGGGCACTCGTCCCAGGTGAGGTCCCGGAAGACCTCGCCCTCGGAGACGGGGTTATTGAAGTACTCCTGCTGGGCGGCGGCGGTGGAGATCATCCCGAGGACGCGGTCGATGTCCGCCTCGCTATTCTTCTCCGGCCAGGTGGAGCGCCCCTCCTCGTCGCGGATATTGACGATGTCCCACTTATCCGCCTTCTCCCCGGCGCGAGTGATGCAGCAGTCCTTGGCGATCACGTTGCCACAAAAGAGGATGCGGTACTTCCCCGAGACCGAGAGCGTGGGGAAGAGAGCCTTCTCAAACCACTCCCACTTCGTCCGTATCCGGTCGGGGTTGCGCACCTCCTCATCGGTGTCGATGTCGTCGATGAGGATGAAGTCGGGGCGCGCCTCCTTATTCTTCACCCCACGGGGCGACTGACCGGCACCGATGGCGCGGAAGGAGCAGCCCCGGGAGATGGTAAACTTGTCCTCCTCCCAGTGCCCCTGCGTCGGCTGGACGCCATAGTCGTGCGTGATGCGGGGCGACCGCTCCAGCACCAGCTTGAAGGGGCGGAGCAGGTCGGTCGCCTTCTCCTGGCTGTTGGAGACGAGGAGGACATTCCGCACCTGACCGGTGAGGGCGAGGTAGATCACCTCCATCATGGCGCGGGTACTCTTGGCGAGCTCACGGGACCAGGAGCGCACCTCATACCAGCGGTCGTGCTCGAGGAGACGGCGCGTCGCCGCCCTGTGGAAGTCTGTCGCCGGGGCGGTGGAGAAGGTGGGGAAGTAGTAGCGAAACCACTCCTCCACATCCGCCTCCAGAGCCTGCACGCGCCGCCGCTGCTCCTCCACCGGCTCAGAGCTGTCCACCCCGCTCTCCTCCACGAGGGCGAGGAGATACGCCTGCCAGTCCTTGAGGGACTCTTTCTCATCGATCGTCAGCCGTCTCATCGCAGCTTACTCTGCACATAGTCATCAAATAGGGGGATGATCTCCTGCGCCTGCTCGAGGGCGTGAGGGCGGAGCCAGTCGAAGAAGCCCTTGAAGGCACTGATGATCTCCGGCAGGCCCACCTCCGTCTCCAGCTTCTGGATGGCGGTGGAGAGCTTATTGATGGTGTCCGCCTCCGCTGCCGAGGGATAGCGGTTGCCGTCCCTCCGGGCAATGGCGTCATTCATCTCGGAGAGCTGGTTGTAGAGGTTCTTGATCTGCTCCTCCTTGGTGATGGTGATGGAGACGCGGAGCTTGTCCCACGACTCCCGCTTCACCCAGCGATTGACCGTCTGGGGGGTCACCCCGACGCGCTCGGCGATCTCCTTCTGTAGGAGATGCTCCTTGGTGTAGAGGAGCTTGGCGAGCTCCTTCCGCTGTTCGCTCTTCATGGCTAAAAGTCCATTGTCGGTAAGTCACTATCCTCATCGTCCCCTCTGCGCTCGGCGCGGGGCTGGTCTGCTGTCTCCAGCACAAGGACGGCCCAGGGCTCGTCCCAGAGTATCTCCCGGAGGGACATGCCCCGCTCGGTGCGGAGTCTCCCCACGAGACCGAAGGGGCTATGGAGACCGTCGGTCCTTACCTCCCCTCCTCGCTGTCGTGGCCCGTCCTCGGACGTGTCAGCGTCGACATCGTCACGATCGAGGCGGTAATACGTGTAAAATCCTCCACCCTCGAGAGCCTGAGGATGATGCCCCAGAGCTCCACCAGGCTGTCCGCCGTCACGTAGTGGAGGAGCCACCGCGTGAGGGGGCGGCGAAGGAGACGGATGAGCCTCCGGTCGTTGAGCACCGCGAGGGCGGTGATCTCCGCCAGCACGTCAGGTGGCGGGTCGAGGAGACGCTCCTCCAGTCGGTGCCGGACGCTGAGGCGCTCTATCTCGAGGAGGGTGCCGAGCCTGAGGTGGCGGATGCGGAGACGCACCCCGTGAGGGAGGATCCACCTAAGGGGAGGAGGGACGGGCAGCCTCCACTGCACGCCCCTCCCCAGCAGCATGTCACATGCTTCCTCTCGCATGGCGTCACCCCTTGAGGTAGACGATGTCGGCTGGCCACGTGTCGCTAGCGACGGTGGCGGTAAACTTGAAGGGGTACTTCGCCACCCCTCCCTTGCCGATGCCGATCTCCTGCTGCACGAAGCCCTCAGCTCTCGGGAGGACAAAGGCGGCACCGCTCCTGCCCTCGATCTTGAGGGCGACGGAGAGCTTCTTCAGCTTGCCGTAGAGGGCGACGCCGGTGCCGGCGGTCAGCTTGGCGCCCTCGAAGAAGCGCAGCAGATCCTCCTCCGTCAGCTCCACGAAAGAGCCGCTGATGGTGGTCGGCTTGGGGTCGTAGTCCACGTCGATGGGCGTGTCTATCTCGTGGACATAGAGCTCGTCCGTCTCCGGCTCGTCGCTCTTGATCGTGATGACGTCATCACGGAGGGTGAAGGGGCACTCCTTCCACGACGCGGTGGAGATGCCTGCCTCATCGGTGATCGGCTCCGCCATATAGAGGCGGGCCACCTTGTACTTGGCGCTGGTGATTTTGGTTGCCATATCTATTCAATTAGGAATTAGGAGTTAGCAATTAGGAATTAACCCCTCGCCCTGCGGGCTATCTCTACGAAGAGACGAGCGAGCGAGTAGAGATACGAGAGGAGGGTGACGAGACCGAGGAGCATCAGTCCCCGCTCGTACCACCGGAGGGCGCGGGGCACCTCCCGAGGCACCTCCACCGGCACCTCCCTCGTGATCGTGCGGACGGGGCGGAGGATCTCCCTCGAGGGCGTCACGCCGCTGATGCGGAGGAGTCCCTCAGGGTCCCACCTCCAGCTGAGGAGGGGGAGACCGCCGACACTCTCCACCGAAGTGACTCGGGGGCCCGTCGGGAGGCACTCGATCGCCAGTCGGAGGGCGCTCGAGTCGCCTGCGATGGTGAGGGGCTGCATCACCGTGGTGTCGGTGATGTGGATGGGGACCTCTCGCACCACGGTGCGGGAGGGGCTGCAGCTCCACGAGAGGAGGAGCATGCATAGAGTGGTGGCGAGTAGTGCGATCTTCAGCCTCATAGCTCTACCTTGGGAGACTTGCGGGCATCCATGAAAGCATCCAGCTGATTCTTGAGGCGGTCGACCTGCTTCTGGAGGCGCGTGACCTGAGCCTGGAGACGGGTATTCTCCGCCTTAAGATTGGCATTCTCGCTCTTGATTTTAGAGTATTCCTCGGCCATCTTGACGCTACGATCGACGAAGTCCTGCTGGGACTGGATCAGCACCTCAAGGGAGTGCTGCTGTACGTCGAGGTAGGAGAGGTTGCGCTTACGGCTTCCGGCAAGCCACCCGACGAGTCCGGTGAGTGGCGAAGCCAGCACACTGATGAGAGTGATCCAGTCCATGGTGATGATATATTAAGTACTAGTAGATGATTTGACAAAGGGTAGTAGGTACTACCGAGAGGTCTCATAGAGGGCATATCCCTCCCTCAGAGCTTTCTCATCGGCGGGCTTGCCACCCTCGACGAGGGTGATCGCCCGCGCGAGGTCCTGCATCACGCGACCGCAGGGGTCGAGGGGGTCATCCGGACCCCACCCTGTGGCGCGACAGACACTGCGGATGTAGGAGCGGGTAGAGTTCTCCGTCGGCGGAGCATACCGCCCGATGATCCCGCGGATGGTCACGAGACCCTCGCGGATCATATACCTCTCGAGGATGACGAAGAGCGCCCTGTAGCCCCACTTGGGGGACTTGAAGGTGACGAAGCCCCTGTCCGGGGGCGGCAGCACCTGCCCTCTCCAGCGGTCGGAGGTGAGCCGGATGTTGCCGGGATTGTTATTTCGCTCCGAGCGGGTCATGGTCACTTCCCGGTGGGCGTAGCCTCTCCGGCGATGAGTGCACGGACGCCGAGGCCATCATGGCGGAGGAGTGATCCACCGGCACGAACGAGGAAGCCGACCACATCACCATAGTAGGTGGGAGTCTTCTCCTCCTCGAAGAGCTCAGTCTCACCGAGGGCACGGCTTACCATAGTCCTCTGCCAAGCGAGTCCGAGGATGCCACCGGGGAGGGTTGCACGCTGCATCACCTCAAAGCCTGCGATGTGTCCGACGATACCCTTGGAGGCATCGGCACAGGCGAGGAAGGCATTGGACTGGGCATCGGTGAGGCTCTGGATAAGGTCGGAGTAGGCCTCAGCAGAGAGCAGCAGGACACGTCCCTCGAGGGGAACCTTGTCCTGACTCAGGGCGAGCTGAAGGGCGAAGGCATCCTTCTGCGTGATCTTGGCACCCTTCGTCTTTACCTTATGCTCCTGAGAGGTGGGGGTCCAGGCGGTGAGGATGTCGTTGGCGATCTTGTCGTGCAGAGCACCTCGAGAGGCACCGATCACACTCTCACGCTTGGAGTAGGAGAGCTCCACCTGGTCCGCATGAGGGATGCGGATCGGGTCGGTGGTATACTCGTGCAGCTGATACTCGAGGTCGATGTCGGTACGGGTCGATACCTGAGCCGGGTAGACGGTGCGGTCCTTCTCCACACCGGGAGCAGCGCCGGCATTAGGCACGTGGACGGTACGGTAGTTCACGAAGTCAGAGTGATCCACCGATCGGGAGAGGAAGCTATTGTCAGCAAATAGTCCCTCCTGGATGGAGGTAAGCCAGATTTCTTTCTGTAGAGGCATGGTTATATTTCGTTAGTTAGTTATTGGTGCCAAACTTCGCCTTGTACTTCTCGGCATAGGCGTCGGGGTCGGTGGAGCGGAGCTCGGCGAGCTTGCCGGAGCGGTCCAGCTCATCCCAGGAGAGGGCCGCGAGGGACTTGTCCCTCCGCTCATCGGCCTGCCGGTCGGTCAGTCGCGTGGCGACGGAGGGGCGGTCAGGCAGGAGCTCCGCGAAGTGGACAGCCTCCTCGGGAGCGGTGTCGTAGAGCTTGCGGAGGCTCTTGGACTGCTCCTCGGTGAGGACACCGTCCTCGAGCGCTCGGGAGGTGAGGGTCTCGAAGTGCTCCAGGCGCGCCTGAGCCTCGGCCGCCTCGCGCTCCTTCTTCTTCTCGAGGAGGGCGGAGAGCCGGGTCTCCAGCTTCGTCATCTGCTCCAGCTTGTCGGAGAGGGTCTCCAGCACCTTCTCCTCCGTGGCATCGTCGGAGAGGGAGAGGAGAGCATTGATCTTCTTGGTCATAGATGTATTACTTGAGTGAGTGGGTATGGTGTCAGTGAGCTGTAGGATGGTGGAGTAGTCCACCTCCTCCACCCTCCTGCCGTCGGCATCATAGAGGGCGAGGGCGTTGTGATTGGCGGGGATGTTGCAGATCGATGCCTCCCTCAGGGACCAGCGGGTCACGGTCGGCTCGGTCTGCCCCTCGAGGTAGGTCATCGGGTCGGAGGAGCACTCCTCCAC